TCTACTTAACTTTTCTGTTACTACGCCAGCAATATAATTTAAGTCAGCGTCTGAACGAACAGTTGGATTATTAAAATTAATGTTTATTGTTGATGATCCTCTATCTGTACCGCCTACTGTTGATATTTTTTCTCCGCCATGTACTACTGCTAATTGAGGGCTACCTATCGGGCCAGGGACGATACCACCATCTGCAAATCCTGCAATTCCACTTGTTTCTGTTTTACCTACATATCCACCAATTATTCCTGAAAGTTCTGCCATTTTTTCTTTTAATCTATCAGTAGCTTCTCCAGCTTTATCAGTTAATTTTGTAAACAAATAATCCATAGTATCAGTTAAATCTATTTGTATTTGTTGAAATTTATCTTTAGTCTCTTCTTGTAATTTGGCTAATTTATTTGTTCGTTTAGTTTTAGCAGTTTCAAGCGCCGCAGTTAATATTTCAAGTTCTTTTTCATAATGAATTTTAGCTGCCTTACGTTCTTTCTTCCATGTTTGTTTAGCTTGCTCAACATCATCAAGTCTATAAAATGCTCTTAGATTACTTATTTTCTTTTGATATTTATCAATTTCTTCTGCATGTAAGTCTAAAAATGCTTGATTATCTGCCAATTCTAAGTTTAATTGAGCTAATTTTTCTTGATATGATTGGTCGGCTAAAGCTTTTTCTTCAGCATATTTACTTTGCAAGGATGCAATCGCTTGAATATTAGCTTCACCAGCAGCCGCTTGTTCTGTCACGTACCTAGATTTTAATTGCTCAATTGAATCCATATTAATCCAGTCTGTATATGCTTTAATTGCATCTTGATAGGCAATAATATCGTTCTTATGGTTTTCTAAAAATGAATTTTCCTCATCAATTCTGGCTTGTAAATCAGTAATAGTATCCTGATTCATTTCCTCACCCTTAGATCGTTCTTCTTTTAATGCTTTTTCAGCTTCTGACAATCTTTCTTGTGATTCTACTATTTCTTTAGCAATTCCACTTTGTAATCCAGAAAGTCTATCAGCATTTGATTTTGCATAAGCTGCATTTTCTGCTGCTAAACTTTCTTTTAAGTTTGTTAATCTTTCAGCGTTTGATTCATTATAATCTTCTGTTAATTCAGCACTTTGTTGTTTTAATTCTTCTATATTTTTTTCATGCGACAAAACATTCTCAGCAAGAGTTTGCTTAAAGTTATTTTTCCATTCATTGTTTTGATTATTCCAAGCAGTATTTAAATCACTTATTTGTAATTTAATATCATCTCTCAATTTTCTATAGGCTTTTTTAATTTCATCAGCTCCTTCTTTAAATGCTTCCCAAAAAGGTTTTATCTTTCCACCTAATTCGACAATAGCATCTACGGCAGTATTGACATATCCTTCTTGTTGATCTAAGGCTTCTTTTAATATATCATTTTGCTCCTTCAATGCTTTTTCTTCTTCATCAGTCACTCCATCAAGAGCAGCGGCAAGAGTATCATCTGTTTGTGCTTTTATTCCATCTGCAAAGTTCTTAATTAAGCCTTCGCCCCAATGCTTAGCAGGTATTAAAGGATTATAAGATTGATGCATTGATTCTGTAACCATGCCACCAACCTTAGCTAGTATTCCAAATAAAAGCGGGCTTGATTCTTCAATTCCTTTTACAAAGTTTGCTATTAAATGTTTTCCCCATTCAGTAGCTTGTGGAAATAATTCTGCAATTTTACTTCCAACAGTTAGAATAAATTCTAATATTGTTGCAGAAAGACCAAAGAAGGCTGATTGCAACCATACGGTAGCATCTCTAATCGCGCCCATCCAATCAACTAATATAGTGGCTACTTGTATTAATGCTTTCAACATTTTCATAAAATTATATATTGAAATCAATAATACACCGCCTAATATTTTTCCTAAGTCCATAAATAGCTCTTTGTTTTCTATGACTTCATTTTTTAATACCATAAAAGCATCGACAACTTCATCCCATAATTTTATAAGAAACTTAATTATAGGAGATTCTTTATCAATAGTTCCAAATAAATCAGAAAAATAATCAACTGCTTTTTCAATAAGAGGCGAAACATAGTCGAATACTTTAATTAATTGTGGCAAAATAACAGATCCTAACTTAATTAAAGCTACATTTAGCTTCCCTTTTAAAAGTTCATATTGGAACTGAAAGCCTTCTGACTGTCTTTGAAAAGCTTCGTCAGTTGATCCAAGCGCTTCTTCCATATTCTTTAAATCTTCTGTGAAAACAGCTCCTTCTTCTCTTGTAAGAGATAAAGCTCCTTTTAAAGCACGAACATTAGGAAACAATTTAGCCATTGCTTCTACATTTCCATCAGTCTCTTCAGCCATTTTTAATAATACAGTGCTAAATCCGTCTGATTCTATAGCCGCAGAACCTGATTCATAGCCTAATTTACTAATCATAGAAGCCATTTCTTCTCCAGGCTTAATAAATGATAACATTACTTGATTCAAAGCAGTCGCAGATTCAGCGGTACTAATACCACCTTTTGTCATAGTCGCGAACCCAGCAGAAACTTCTTCAAAGGTAACTCCGGCCGCGGAAGCCGTTGAAATTACTCCACCGACACTACCTGATAATTCTTCAAAAGTAGTAACACCTTTTTCAACAGTCTTAAACATCAAGTCCATTATTCTTTCAGCGTCAGGCCCAGTTTTTTGGTTATAAGCGTTCATTACTGCCATAAGTCCTTTGCCGGCAGTCTTAGTTTCTGTAAGACCAGCAGAAGCACCTTTGGCCGCTGTTTCTAATACCTTCATAGCTAATTCGCCTTGAAATCCAGAAGAATATACATCATAAAGAGAAGAAGCCATATCTTCCGCTGATTGAGGGAAGTCTTTTGACATCTCTAATACCTGATCATTCATTGCTTTAAACTCTTCCGTGGTAAGCTTAGCAATAGAATCAATATTTCTTAATTGTTTATCAAAAGCAGCCGCTTCTTTAACGGCTTTCGCAAATCCAACAGCTAGGCCGGCAGCAAGAGCAACACCAGCAAGCTTAGCAGCACTTGCTAATTTACCAAGGCCTTTGTTTAGGCCAGTAGTTTCACCTCTAATTTTAGCTATTCCTCTAGAAGCGCCATCCTTGGTTGTAAATTTTATTTGTACTGTCTCATTTACGCTTGCCATGATTTTTTAATTTATTGCTCTGCTGTCCTTCTTTACTATTACTTTTATTTGCTTCAGTACTCCAAGCTAACAGATATAATTCATACATTCTGCGAGGCATAGACTGTAACTCAATTGGAGATATATTAAACTTCTCGCAAAACTTTAATTCTGTCTGAATCCTATTGCCATTACCAGAAATTATGTCTTTAACTAGTTTTTTTTTACCTCATTAAAGTCTTCATCTTTGAGGCCTTTAATAATTTCAGTAGTTGTTTTTAAAATCCATCTTTGAAGTTTTAATGGAAGAACTTTAAATATTTCTAAATTTACTTCTGCAACATTGCCTTTTTCGTCTGCAAAATTCCAAGAAGAAACAAGATTAAGTGTTAGCTGTTGACCGGTGTCACTTTGTTTTGATATAGCTTCTTTTTCTCTTGCTTCAAAATCTTCATCGCTTTCATCTAGCCTCTTTTTTAACTTACTAAAATTAGAATCTTGTAATAACTTTTGATCTGCAACAGTTAAATCATCATAAAATTCAACCCATGCTCCTTCTAAAAATGGAACATTCTCTTTAATCTTACTTCTAAGATCAACATTAATTACCGGGATTAATTTTGGTAATTCTTTTTGCACTTCTTCTTTCACTTCTTCTTTTGGAGAGTCTTTTGGCTCTTCAGACATAGTTTTTATAATTAATTTATTTTTGTAGGAAGCAGAGGAGACAATCCCCTACTTCCTTATTTGAACTTTATAGGTAACTTGCAGTTTCGTTTGTGATTATAACTTGCGCTGTATAAGAATCAGTTGATCCATATTCAGCTCTAAATGTTGGGTTTTCTGCATAAAATCCATCAATACCAGTCTCTACTGGGTTATCTTCAAGAGTAATTACTGGAAGATTAATTTTAATTTCTTCAAATTCAGCAACTCCGATAGCATCACCTGTAAAAGTAATAATCGCAGCTCTTTTAGTTAGATCATAATATTGATCTTTATAAACTTCGTCTTCAAAGAATACAGCAAAATTACCATTTACCTCAAATGAAGCATGAGAAATTGAAGCTGGACTTGCATCTCCACTCATAAATTGCATTTCAGAATTATTATTAATACTTAATGCAAGACTTGAAATAGGAGTTGCAGTAGCCAATGCAGCAGTAGTTAAGTTTGTTCCGAATTGAATAGAATAATCTTTAAAGCTAAATATTCTTTCTTCTGTTTGAGTATTTACGATAGTACTACTGTCTGGAAATTGACTCATCCAATGAGAACTAATAGTTGCTAATCCGTCAGACACACTTAAGTCTAATGTTGAACAAGTACCATAAGCAAATCGTTCAGTATCAGCTACTCTGTTATTAATTAAAGTTGCAGTTTGAGGATTATTACCGGTTTTTCTTGTAATTGTATGCTCATAAACAGCAGCTTCACCAGCAGCAGTTGTTGAACTTAATGTTCCTAAAGCTGGAATCCAGATATAAGGTGAATTTTCAACGTCTAAAATACATTCTAGATCGCCTTCGCCCCATTGTTTTCCACCTACTGATCCCCAAGTTTTATCTCTTTGACCTTTTGCTTGTTCGTCAAACAAAGGTTCGTGATGTCCTCTAATTGAATTTGATAGAAAAGGAATATATTTATCCGGCGTTGTTGCTGTGCCAGGAGTAGCAGTTGCTTCTAAGCCGACTCCTATATACCCTTGTCTTCCTACATTTACACTCATAGTTTTATTTTTTAGTTATTTTAATTGGTTTCGCTTGAACCTTATATATATGTTTGTTAGTTAATATCTTATCAACAATATCATCTGGAACTTCTTTTATTTCTCTAGGCTCAATATTGAAAGTTTTATCGCCTAAAAGAAAGTTTAATCTTTTATGGTGTTTATTTAAAATCAACATCTTTTTTATTAATTAATTTATAATCATCTTTATCTAACTTTATAATTAAATTATCTAATTGATTACAGCTATAACATTTTATTTGAATCCAGACAACTTGATGTTTAACACTAATGCCATATTTATATTGCAAGTGGCTACATTTTTTACATCTATAATTAATCATTTTTATCTATTAGCTATTCTAAATATTGGAATTGTCATCACTATTGATTTAATTGCATCTTGTCCTTCTGTTCTTGAATCACGAGAATAATCAATTGCTATTTCATTTTCAATATACCTATTACTATATCCTTCTAAGTTTAGATTATGCCTAATTTGATAAAGAACAGTATTAGTTTTCAAGTTTTCACTATCATTTTCACCGCCCATAATGTCAGAGGCTTCTCTAATACCTACCATTTCACCTGAATTACCATCTAAATTCTGTTTAACGCTTACATGCAAGCCTATTTCTATCGTTGAAGTTCTATTATCTCGTTGATTATCAGCAATAGTTATAGATTCTACGCCAGGGCTAACTGTAATTATAGGTAAACTAGACTCTGCAAAACTTTTAGGCTCACCAATCCAATAGCTTTTAACCTTATTACCTAAAGCAGCTTTTAACATGTCTCTAATTATTTCGCAATTGTATATCATATTACATTCTCTTTTTTAATACTTTTTCTAAATGCTTTTGTATAATCTTAGTTATTTTAATCACTTGTGGCGCTTGTATATCTAATATCTTTCTTTGTGGTATGCTTTTTGTACCTCCTTGGTGAAAAACCGCATATGGTGTTGGATTTTTTACTGTTACGCTTGAGTGCTTAGGTATAGATTTAAAACTACTCTTCATTTTACCAGTTCCCCATAATGGATAGGATGGTTTTGACATACCTCTTGCTCGTTTTTGAGCGATTGTACTAGCTTTTAAAGCTGCCCAAGTGCTACCATATTCAGCACCCTTTTTAGCAAAATTCTTTTCAGCAGTTTCCTTTGTTGATTCACCAATTTCTCTAAGCATTGTTGCCGGACTTTCCACAAAATCTTCAATACTAGCAAGCTTTTTATTTAACTTATCTATTCCTTTTACTTGAATTGAAAATGATCTAGACATATCAACTTTGCGGTTCGTCTGGGTCTTTCATCGTAAAATTCTCATCACCAAGATTAAACATTTCACCTTTATCTTTAGATCCACTAGCACTATAAACATTACTATAACTCATCTGATTAGTAGTAACTTTAGGTAAAGGATTGCCATCACTATCAACAAGAACAAGCTCGTTATTCATTATCTGCTCCAATATCTTATTGGCTCTATCAATTTTTCTCTGTCCGCTTTTACCTAATTCAACATCTGCTTCCATTCCATATTCTTTTGCAAGCAATGTGCCAGACGCTAGTAAAGTTTCAGCATGTCTAATAATGGCCGGGACTGGAACTAATGGAATAATATAGTAATTTTTCAATACTCCGTCAACCTCATTATGTGCTTCTTCGCGGTAGCTTTCCACCATTTCTCTTGGTATAAATTGGTTTTCAGTAAAGCCAGACTCTCGTCTCACGCGCCAACAAGATGTATAAAACTCTGTTTCATTTCCTTTAATAGGTAAATCTGTATAAGCACTATATAAAGTTCTAGCTGAATTATAAAACCTATACCTATACCACCTTGTATGAGCGTTAGGATTGTCGTCTTCAACTATTGTGCCGATTGGATTATCTACCTCAACATTATACGGGCTAGAAGTCAAGGCAGCAAATGTTCCAGTTTTAGTAGCTGACCATTCTACTGATACTTGATCGTAAGCAAATTCAGTAATTGGATCATCTTCTTTATGTTCAAATAAAGTGCTTGTTGCAACTGTAATTTGCGCAGTAGCCGGAGTAACAATTTTTAATAATTCAGTTGTCTCTTTACCTTCTTTTCCAGTAACAACAAAATTATTAACCGTAAAACCTAGGCCATTATCCGCTGGTAATACAGCAACGCCAGTACTTATGTCACTAGAAAATTTAGTTTTTTCCTCCCTCGCTAGGAGTTCGTGATCGTTTGGAATTATTAATGTAATCATAGAAATGTTGTTTACCTATCTTTGGTGGTTCTCCAATATGGCTTATTTCCACGTTTGGATCGCACCATATTTTTAAACCTGCTTTTTTAACTTTCTCACAAAAGACAATATCTTCACCTTTTTCACCTATAAATTCAAATTGTGGTTTATTAATCTTTTCAAATACTCTTCGATGAATTAAAGTCGCGCCCATACCGATACTATCAACTTCCATTAATTCATTAGCCATTATACTTATTAAATCTCCTTTTTTATCTACCTTCCCTATGCATGGCGCATAAGGTGGAACTCTTTTAAATATCTGTGTTCCCACAAAATCTTTTCCAGTAGCTAGCAATTTATTTAATAAGCCTGGCTCAAATACTTGATCGCTATCAAGGAATAATAGCCATTCATAATTTGATTCTAACAGGGCTTTTACTATGATATTCCTTGCTTGGTGTACAATTGTTCTTTTTTGGCCAAATATCGCCATATTTGAACCCTCAGGGGCTTGTAAATTGCGTAAACTGAAGGCGAAATCAAAATCTACTGTACCAAGATGAGGAATCCCTATAAGGACGCTGGTCGCTTTTTGCATAGTCTTTTATGAATTTTTAAACCTCTTGTGCTTTTAAATGAACGACCACACCATTCACATTCAAATTCAAATTCTTTTACCTCATTATCTTCAGTCTTCTTCTTACTTTTTTTCTTTGGATCTTGTTTTTTTCTAATTGGTGATGGAATAACTACTGCTTCTGTTTCAATAATTTCTGCGTTATCTTTAATATGTTGGATGTGCTTTAAATTAGAAACGTCTTGCTTATGTTCTTCTTTTTGTTCTATTTCAACCTTTAATTCTTCTATATAAAATGCCGGATTATTCAAAGCCCATTTCGGAATTTCTTGGTACATTCTAAAGCTTCCGTGTGGTACTTCTGATTCAGGCGGTGGTGGTGGAAAATTAGAAGGTGAACTAACTTTAAATGCTTTATCTGCTCCATTAAAATCTGCTTCAGTATGAATATTAGCTTTTAATTTATTATATTTATCATTATAATAAAGACGATTACTCTCTATGTGTTGATCTTTGCTTACAAGATGTTGTAATGTTTTACTTCCAAAATGATGAATATAACTTCCACTAATTAAATGTGGATCTAAGTTTAAATGTCTGGCTCTAGCATCATAATCCTTATCTTCGTACCAACACATTTTAAATTTTTCATCAAATTCACCAATCGCGCTAACTGCGTCTTTATGAACGCAAAAGCAAAATCCATATAATCTGTCTAGTTTTTTTACATTATCAACCGGTGTATAATTTTTAGGGAAAGCTGGTGATAATTCTCCTTCTGTATAATGAGGACAAGCAATTTTTATATTCTTACTTTCCATTGTGTAAATCATATTACTTAACCAACCAGGAGAAACAACTACATCATTATTCATTATTACTTTATAAGTCGCCTTACTAAGAGATAGTCCTTGATTCCAGGCCGGAGCTACACCAATATTTTCTGAATTTTTAACGATCGTTGTATTCTTTAGCGTCTTCAAATATTCTAATGTCCCGTCTTGAGAGCCATTATCTATAAAAATAAATTTATAGTCTTTAAAGGTAGTGTTTTGAAAAATAGAATCTACTAACTTTTTTGTGTATTCCAGTTGATTCCATACTGGGATTATAATGTCGCATTTCATAAATGTCTTTTTTATTTATAAGTTATGTTTACTATGTATTCTATTTACTATCTCCTCCCTATTAAAATGAACTATCTTATATGATTTACTGTTATTATGCCTACGATAATTGAATAATACTAGCGGTAAATGCTTTCCAATATGTCCATTCTCTGCAAATGTAAGCCATAAATCCCAATCATCATAACCATTTTGCTCTTCATCAAACATATATTTATCAAATGTTTCTCTTTTAATAAGAGTACACATATCAATATAATTTCTACCTTTCAGCTCGTCATAGCTAAATGGTACTGAAGCCGCGGGCTGCCCTACTCTCTCTGAATCAATATCTACCCAGTACCAATTTGTATAAACAAATGAAATACCTTCTTCATCTAATGCTTTACTAGTAAGTTCTAAATAGCGAGGTTCTAAGTAATTATCAGCGTCTAGAAACAGAACATGGTCGCCGATTGACTCTTTATAACCGAAGTTCCTTGTCTTATTAGAGTGTTTAAATGCCACCTCATAATATTTAATTGGAACTTTACTATTCTCTTGAAGATTAGTGATTATGTCTTGTGTGTTATCTAATGAGCTATCATTTACAACTATTATTTCATCTGGTTTTTTAGTTTGATTTAAAACTGACCTTATACATTCTTCTAAAAAATGTCCGTAATCATGTGCTGGAATTATAACGGATATTTTATTCATAAATAACTACTGTTCTTGCAGCTCCTGCAGGCAATTCAATGTATAAACTCTTAACTAAAATACCTTTAAGATCAATATGCCCACTTCTTTGGTTGTCAATTCCTTTCCTAGCAAGGACTATCCCATTATTATCTGTACCGATATAAGCAGAATATTGTTGTTGATGTCCAATTCCGGCATTTATAAAAATAATTGATGAAATTCTAGCATTTTTTTGATTTAATGTGCCACTTTTCGTAAAGTTTTGATATAATTTTCCTGTCATAGTTTTATTTATTAATTTATTTAGCTGTTAGACCTTGAGTGCGCTGGTCTAGCATACACACTCAAAGCTAAATATAATTTAGATCCTATGCTACGAAAGCACCATAAGCATTTCTCCATTCACCGAAGCCCATATTGTAACGAGCATCTACTCCGTACCACCATTTCTTTCTCATGAAAGCGTCAGCGCCAGTTGTCATAGAGACAAACTCTGGTTTACGACGTAACTGATAAAGTAACGGTTTTACAGTTGTCTTAGTGTCAAGTAAGAACCAATCATTGGTATCACTTAACCAATTAGATACTTGTAAATCAACAACACCCTTTAATACGTTAGTTGCTAATTTAGCAGTAGTTGTTCCTTCTGATGGGAAATAAGCTGAATTTAATAACTCACGAGCTTCCCATTCTAAGTCTGCTGGAACTACCAATAAATCTGGTTTACTTGGTAGTGGTTTGTTCTTATCATCTTGGAAACGTCTCATTGCTGTAATACCAGCTCTCAATGAAGTCACTCCTAATGCGGTTGAGCCGACATTAGATTGAGTAGTGCTTCCTACTGTATGATTAGCTGCGAAAAAAGCTAAAGAATCATAACAAGCAATATTTTTACCAACAAAGTTAGCAGAAGTACCAGTTATTAAGTTACCTTGTGAAAGTAATTCAAAAAGTAATTCATCAGGAAACTGCTTAGCGCGAGTTCCTAAGTCTCTAACACGAACATTAATTTGACCATATTGGTCATCTTCAACAGCGTCTCTGTCAACAGCAATTGAACCTTCCCAAGAACGATTTTTAATTGAGAAATCATGTTCTAATACGTCGCTATCTTGTCTTTCGTCTGTCCACTCTTTCATTCCAGTAACAGCTCCTAGCCAAGCATAACTTTCGGTGTCCTTCTTACTATTAACAGTCGTTGCAATTTTACTATGCATTATTTCACCGGCATCATATGCCTTTTGAAAAATAGGTTGCAACCCAGCTAATAGCAGTTGAGGAGTATCGGATTTTACTATCATAAACTTAAATTATTTAATTAATTAACTACTATACTATTGTACAGCTCTATCAACTCGTACGTAAACAGTACTAGAATCGATAATTGCCTGGATATAACCAACTTCAATACTATTAGTTGAAGTCGTTGCTACTGTTTGGTCATCAAGACCATAAGCAAGATCACCAACATCTGCTTGAACAGCAGAAGCTTTAACATATTGGAAATTACCCTTTTTCTCTACTCTTACTTCTAATTCTCCGCTTACGCCAGCACTATTGTCAACAGCTTCTAAAGCTGTTCCAACAAATGCTAGGCCAGCAGAATCGCTCAATGGTACTAAGTAACCATCAGATTCACGAACACATACCATAGCACCCTTATAAATAGTGACTGCTTGATATAATTCATAAAGCTGGTATTCACCATCTTTTCGCTTTACTTCTCTATCTGCGCTTAATGCACTCATAACTTTACTTTATTAATTATTTAGATTGAACTGACTTCATATTCTTTGCGGCCTCTTTAGCGTCATCGTCAGATAAATCGAGGTGCTCAATAATATGTTTTCCATCTTCAGATAAATCCTTTTTAGGATCATCATCTTTTTCTTTAATGGTCTTTTCTTCAAAGTCAATTGCTTTCGGCATGTCTTTTAAAAATGACATAAATTGATCTTTAAAGTTAATGTCCTCATCAGATAAATTTACAGCAGTTCCTTTTGCCGTATATAAAGTGATAAAAGTTTCCTTCTGGGCTGGTACAATTTTACCTTGCTCTAAAAGTTCACCATAAGTCTTCTCAGCTTCAGAAAGCTCAACTTTGCGCTCTCGTTCACTAAGGTCAGCTTTAGATTCTTCTTCCTCATCAGACTTATCCTTGGACTCATCGGAGTTCTCCGACTTCTCTTTAGATTCCTCTTCAGAAGACTTTTCTTCCTTAGCTTCTTGCTTATCAATTTTATCTTCTTTCTTATCTTCTACTTTTTCTTTTTTAATATCCTCTTTTTCCTCTTTCTTTTCTTCTTTCTTCTCTTCTTTTTTATCCTCTTTTTCTTCTTTTTTATCTTCGTCTTCCTTTTTCTCGTCTTTATTGTATGCAGACTTTTTTAAATTTTCTAAAACATCAGTAATAATTTTAATAGCCTTTTTAGGAGTTAGTGGTTCATCATCTAATTCAATAACATCATAATTCTCTGAAAGACTAACAGGCATAAACTTAGCAAGGCCTTTAATATAAGGTTCTGCAACTAAAGCAACATGACCTAAGACTGGTCCAACCTTATCACCTTTATCTTTTGTGACATAGTTCTCAATAACAGAACTAGAAACATTAGTGATTAATCCGTCTTTAATTTTCTTTAAAACTTTCTTATCTATTACTTCAATGACAGCATCTAAGCCTTTTTCAGTAGGAATAAGCTCAGTTACTTTACCGGCATTCTTTGTTGGATCACTAGAATGTCCTAATGGAACAAATACATTTTCTAGTATACCTTTTTTGAAATTCTCTACTAACTTATCAATAGATTTTTTAGTGATTTCTAGTACGCCACCATTAGCGTCTTTATGAAACCATTTACCTACCTTTAATATTTGTTTACGAAATTTATTGTCTTCTAAATTTCCTTCAGCACCATCATCTACTAAGAAGATAGACTTTGATTCTTCTGATAACCCTAAAACTTTTACACTTTCCTCAAATTTAGAATTAGTCATTTTAAGTAATAATGACTCAACTAAGTTTCTGACTTCACTTTCATCATCAGAGCTTTTGATAATGCTCTCTAATGTCTTAATAAGTTCAGACTTAGAAACATTGCTAGTTTCATTTTCTTTAGTGATGTCGTTCTCTAAATCCTTAATAAAGGTTTTTAAAGTAACAAGCATCTCTTTCTTATTGTCCATTTTGTTGATTTCTTCTAACTTTTTTTTAACATTCATAGTTTTGTTATTAAATATATCTTTTAAATACCATTCTACTGCTTTTGCCTCGCTATTGGCAGGTACAGAAACTAATGATACTTCGTAAAATTTAGCTTTATTAAATTCAATTATTTTATCGCCTGTGCTTTTATCAATTACCTCTTTAACGTCATCATTATGAACAGTTCCCATAATAGAAAACTTGCTTAATGTTCCATCCATTATTTGCTCTTTTATCTTCATCTCAGTATTTGAAACAGCTACTTTGATCCAAATACCTACATCATCATATTGAGTTTCTAGAACTTTACCAATAGGACGATCTTTATCGTGATTGAAAAGAACAGTTGAATATTCTAATAAATCATCTTCAGCTCCTTTTAATGCTTTTTCAGTAAATCTTTGGCCCTCTGAATCTACATTAGCTGTGGTCGCATAGCCTTCAACAACAAGATAGCCTTCCTCGCTCCCCATCGGAATAGCTTTTTGTATCTCTAAACTTAAATTAATTTGTTTCTTCATAGTATCTTAAATGTATAATAATATTACCATTAACAGGACATCCTACTTTCTTAGGGTAGAAAGCGGAGGATAGGGAATATATACAGGACAGTATATCTCCTAACCTCTGCTACTTACCCTAAGGGTTATTACATTGGTTACTTGAATATGTTATCGGTCTCGGCGAGTCCTGTATTTACCACCTTTCTCTATTGATTATTATTAATCAGTAAAGAAAGGTGGTGGATATCGCTGTGCCTTTAAGTCGCTATGTTTAAAGTCGTTAGCCACTTAGCCCGACCGTCCTGTAATTTTCAACAAGTACTCGTCCTTGATATACTTTAATTATATATAGTATTTAAAATTTGGCAAATCTTTTTTCTATTAAAACGTCATTTTATTGCACTTAGGGCAATAAGTTTCTAGTCTTCCCTTATTTGGAACTGGCTCAAAACCACAATGTTGGCACTTAACATAATCTATCCCGGTAGATTCATCATGTCTAGTTAATTGCGCGTCGCACCTAGAGCAATAAGCTATTGTTCCTTTAAAAATTCGACCTGCTTCTTTTTTACAATATGGACATTTATTCATATTATTTTATTATTTATTTGTTGCGGGAGTAGGGATTGCACCTACGATCTCCAGATTATGAAACTGGCGGATTTACTTCTTTCCAACCCCGCGTAAAAGACCCGTTAAATTTAAAACAACTGATAAAGCTTATAAGGGTCTTTTCCACCTTACTCCTAATTTTAGGAAGTAATAAGCTTCTTGTTTGTTCGCTTTATTAAAACTTGTTGTTTATCCTTGAACATCTGTCCTAACTGGCTTTTGACAATACTTACAATAAACTGAACTAGCTCTTATTGTTCTTCCACATCTTGGACAAGCTTTAGTTCCTTTTAGTTCTTCGTTAGCCATATTTTTATCTTGTAAAATAATTAGTGCCGTCTTGAATTATTTTTGTAGATTGATAATTAGTATTTATAACAAAATTAGCTACTCCATTAATAAGCCCGACGGCCGGAGTAATAGTAATATTATTCACTGCGGCATTGCCGGATTCATCACCAACTTCAAATCCTTTATTAATTGGCAATGTTGTTGGATCTGGTATTGTAATTGCTCTAGCGACTGTGGTATCAGTAACCCCAACAGAATAATCAAACTTACTAACTACATAATCAGCCGCCACTCTAACAGTATTCTCTGTATCATATGAACCAATTTCTTTGACCCCATAAATAATAGTTCCAGTTTCAGGATCATGGTAGCCCTCTGTTAATCCATTATCAACTGAGCCATTATTTGTTCCTAGCGCTGTTGTTACTACACTAGTAGGATCAATATTATAAATATCTCCTGCTTTAGCCATAATTAAATAATCACCAGTAATATTACCATAAACAGGCGGAAGATTAACAACATTTGTAGCTGAAGATTGAGCCGCGCCTGGATCTTGATTATTCCAAAATCCATGTGTAAACCCAGCTACACAATCATGTAGTCTAAGCCAAGCGTCGTCTCTTTCTGCTGACCAGAAACTTCCTAGAGTAGCAATTCCATTATTATCTAACCTTGTAAACACAACCTCACCAGCTAGTTTAATAGTACATTGATCTCTTGTAAATAGTCCTTTATTTGTATCTCCATCAATAACTGTGCCAGCAAATAATTTAGTTGTAGTATTTTGAAAATTAAACCATGCTATAAAACCAGTACCTTTAATATAAGTTGTTTCAATGGTTAAAAATGAAGCATTAGCTCCAACTGCGGTAGCTAAATTCATAGTACATCTAACAGTATATAGCCAAGAACCTTGAACTACCAATCCATCTCCTGTTAAATTACAATAATAGAATTTAAAACGACATGATTTCATTCCTAAAGTAGTTCCAGGTGATCCTGCTTTTTCAATATCAATATTAGTGTCAATAGACATAATATCAAAAGTATCTCCATTAACTGGCGCTTTATAAATATTGCCATTTTGACTTATATAAATAGTATCAGCAGTATTTTTATATACAAATCCATATCTTTCATTAGGTAAACCAGACGTATAATTAACGAGCTTTCCAACATGCTCATTCGCAACCCAGCCTGCTCCGGCTACTGTTAAAATTGTTCCAGTAGCTTTACTAGCACCCACTATACCAGTAATAGCATGGGTAGAAGCAATAGACTTTTTACCAATTATTTCAATATTGTTAACATAAAAGAAAAATGATAAGTCTTTAGTAATTTTAAAATCACCAGCTAAGTCAATAGTTGGCTTATATGCTGGCCTTAATGGAATATCCATTAAAGTCCTTTCAAGCGTTTTATAAGGACTTCCTACGCTTCCATCTCCAGTATCATCATCTCCATTAACAGAATCAGCATAAAGAGTATAATCAGTAGTATTAACATCCCAAATATCCTCTATTACTTCATCAACAAGATCCTGTGCATTAGTTAGCCAAGTATAAATAGCAGACTGACCTTTGAGCTGCTTTAATTTTGATATAAATCTTGTTATAAATCCTTCCATATTAGTTTAACCAAGTTAATAATTCTGCAACCTGTGCATCTGCCTCTGAACATTGAACATAAATTACTCTTGGAGCACTGCCAAAAGTAATTCTTTCGCCTGAATCTGCTGTCATGTAATTTACATGTGCTGCTGTAAAATCATAATAAAATCCGTAATCTTCGTCTCTTAATTTCAAAGTAAACATCTTAGTTTTAGCTGGTAATATAATTTCATACCATAAAGCTTTGTCAACTAAGTCAATATTCTGAATAAGAGGAGTAGTGCAAATAATCTCTGACATTATTTTTACTCTTATAGTCCCGTCATCATCAGCTGCTCCTCTAATTAATCCGCCACTATCTTTAGCGAAAGGCAATACAACAAGTTGTTCATTACTGTCAACTTTAGCACGAGCATCAGCTCCATCTGGTTTTTGAAAAGCATAAGCATCTATACTTCCATCTTTAACATTAACCCAAACTCTTCCGTCATCATCTACTCTACCTCTAGCAGGTGATCCATCTTTATCAAAAAAACTAGGCTCATTCACGATTGCTCTTGATAAAGCATTGATAAATCCATCACCTTCTAAAATCTTAACATACATCCATTTGTTTTTGTCTTGTAATTCTTTGTCTAGATCAGCAATGGAAACTTTTTTAGTCTTGCCATCTTCACCGACTAGTTCAACTTTACCTTTTATCTTTTGAACTTCTGGAAGATTTTTGATTCTAATACCTTGGTCAAATCTTTTTATAATTTTAGAAGTTAAGAAGGTAAGTAAATTTTTTGTATTTAATTGCAACTTATCTTGCTTATTCTCTAGGTCAACTTGTTTATTTTTTTGTTTAAACATATATTTATTCAAATAAATTGTTAATTTCTTTATCTAAGTCAGAATAATGCTTATCAACAATTAAATCTTTTTGCGTTGGCCCTTCAGAGGCTACTTCTAATTTGTTAGCTTTATCTTCTAAGATTTTTGACTTCATTGTAGCTTCTTCTGCCCTTTCTTCTACCTCTGCGATTGCTTCTGTTTGTCCAGGAGTTAAAACTGGAGTTGCGATAGCAGAATTTAATTCACTAGGGATTTTGCTAGATATGCCTGTAATCTTAGGTAAGCCTTTTAAGTCTTTAGATAATGCTATCCAAATACAATTATGAACAACGATATTATTTGCTATATAGCTTTCATCTTCATCTATTGAAAAATTATAGACTAATCCTTTAAAAGGTACTTTTTTTATTGTTTTAATTTTTGTGTGTTGCATATTCATAGCGATTGTGATACAATGTTAATATGATTAAAAAAGGAAAATATTTTAATTGCGAAGTTTGTGGATCTGAATCTTATGTTCCTCAATATAGATTTTCTACTGCCGTAGTATGTTCTGTTTCTTGTAAGAGAAAACTTAAGTTTCATAGAATGTTGCGAAATAAAGGTAAAGAAATTGTTTCTCTTTATAAAAGTGGAAAATCCATTAGACAAGTTGCTTATATTACTAATATTAATAATAGAACTGTTTTGAAAATTCTTGATTATTATGGAATATCTACGAGAAAAGGAAGCGAAGCTATTAAGCAACAATGGAAAAATGGAAGAACACCTAACAGTAATATTAGAAAAAATCATAGAATTGTGCGTTCTCGTGGAAAATGTGAACGATGTAATAGCACAAAAAATCTTGAAATAGATCACATCGATGGTAAAGGATCTAATATTCCTCATCATCTTCGTAATGAATCGCTTATTAATCTTAGACTTCTTTGTAGACATTGTCATATTATTTTAGAAACTGAACGACGTCTTCGGTCGTCAAGTCTTTAGCGTTAACCCAACCACGTTTTGTTAAAATTGGATGTTCGGGTGTACATCTTATTGTTCCTTTGTTTGTTTCAATTTCATATAATTCATCTGCTTCACGCATTGAACGTCCTGTTACTTTTCTATATCTATTTTTATGAGTCATAACATAATCACCGATCTGAATATCTTTAATATTTTTGATTCCTTTTTTAGTTAAAACATCATGAGAATCATCTAGGCACCGGCAACTAAAATGCCTTGGTGGTTCATACTCTGCATAAGCAGAATCAGTTGATTTAACTACTCGGCCATCTAAACTCATGCATACATTGCATGTTCGTCGGTCTAATATAGCGCTGTACTGGTATCTACTGATATCATTGGCATATTCATCAAATGTAGCGTCTCTGCCTGAATTTAAGCCAGTAGAGATTACTAGACTAGCAAATGTAGCCGCCACCATACTACTTAATGAATTATCAACGACTTCTGTAACGCTTTCAAATTCTTGTAATTTTACACCTTCTTGCTTAGGAATATTTTTAACATTCTCTGATATATGTTCTAAGACATTCTTTTTATGAGTATCCATAAACTCCTTAACCTTTTTATCAATAGCCTTTTTAATCTTATTATCAGTCTTTGGCGAAGCCTTTTTTAATTCATCAGCAGCCTTAAGTTTACCAAATTGAAAGATGTTGGTATATTTTTCTTTTATAAGTTCTCTTAATTCATCTTGGAAAGGTAGCTCAATTTTCTTTATCTGCTTTTCTTTACCAGCATCAACTAACTTTTTAACTTCTTCTGAAACTATTGGAATTTCTTTCTCAAATATAACATTCATTCTATCAGCTAATTCTTTTTCTTGGGTTTTCATTTTATTCTCAATGCCTTCAAAATCTACACTCTTTTCAGCTTGAGTTAATGATCTCCAAAATTTACTCTCCACTCTGTCCTCTAAATTAACCTTTTCCTTCTCCGTCATCTTCTTAGCATCTTCATTTGTTTTCTCTGTAGATGTTACTGCATACTCTAAGCCTAAGTTTTCAGCGGTCTTATCAATAACTTCTTTAACAAATCCATCAGGAATAACAGTAAGATCTTTTTTAGATATCTCTGTAAATACAGCCTTAAGTAATTCGCCGGCCCTATCTTCTACTGGATTAAATCTTAGCGTTGGATATGCGTTTGTTCCAAAGTTCCATTTAATTAATTGAGGTATAGCATAAGTATTAATAGTCGCCTCCATTTGCCTTAATATGCTTTCAATAAACATTGAGTACCATTCAGCTTGAGTCTTGCCTAAAGCATAACTTCCGCCCTTGCCTTCTGTTCCAAGAGACATAAAGCTTTGCATGGCAGACTTAGCCATCATTAAATTATGATGTTGTATTAACGGCATTCCGTCTTTACCTTTGCCACCAAATATCCATTCCATGTCATAGCCAGGTGGTAGTGTAAGTCTAGAATTTATCCCCATATTATCCACCGCTTCTTCTGCGGCTTCTCTTTCAGTACTATCTAATTGTTTTAAAGGTTTTAATAGTCTAACACCCATACCCTCTATTTCAGCGGTCTTATGAGCTATATAATAAAGCTTATGCTTCTTGTCATAATGATAATAAGCCGACTTTAAAATAGATTCACCGTATAGTTGGTGCTTTTCTTTTCTAAAGGTAAACAACATTGATTTCTCTGGTGGTATATTTACATCAACAGTTTCTTCACCAAATGTTGCTTCTTGATGGCCACCCATAAATCCTCCGTACTTATCAACTCTTATCTGGATTGTATCAGCGTCGCGAGGTGCTAACTTCTGCCAACCAATTAATCCTTCATAAGGCCCCTCTTTAATTATTTGAGCTACCTTTTCGTAGAAGCGATAACCTTCAAATACTGCCCTAGTCATATCTGCTATAACTAAAGGAAGCGGTGTTGACATACCGCCTTGTTCTTTTGGTGCTGTAAAATTATTAATGATAAAGTCTAGTTCTCCATTATCATTCTTTGCTGGAATAAAATTATATTCCGTTGATTGGATTGGAAGACTAATTAAATTAACAATGGACGCAACTTCTCCATCATTGTTCTGCATTTTAATATAGTCCTCTGGGTTTAAGCTATCGGGATTTTCTTCTGTGTTATAACCTCCGATAACAGCGTCTCTCGCTACTCCTAATTCATTAATATAGTCGGCTAATGATTGCCGTTTATCTGCCTCTATTTTTCTCTCTTCTTTCTTCTCACTACCAGATAAAGAGCTAAATATCTTTGTAAAGATGTTTTGTTTTGCCATATTTTTTTATTAAAAACCTTCAGGAATCGTATCACTTTCCATGACACTTCTTCCCCCGGTACTCAATGACGCACTACCGCCTGTGTCCCAATGACCAAACATACAGAGAGCAACTGACCAGAAAGAATCTCCATGACCCTCTGGTGATTCAATAGCCTTTAAATCATTTGTGACTGCTACGATTTGATTTAATAATCTATTGTCATCAATTAGTTCTATTCTCTTCTGAGTGACCATGCTATCAAGCTTAGTCGCCATTGACATTTTAGTATTAGTATTGAAAATAACAGGTTCTAACGCTGGTGGTAATAAATTTTGTTCAGCGAATGATTCTAGTTCTCCTCTAGTAGAATCATAATAAACTGTATTTATTCCCCATTGCTTTATAGCCAATTTAATGTATTCAATCTGTGTTTGATTATCCGGATCATATTCTGTACCATTTGAATAGTCCCAATTGTCCATAAACTTATGATGGATCATTATCGCTTTGTCTCCATCTTTTTTGAAAACAGCGAAATGAGAGGGATGAACCTTTTTACCTAAATCCCAACCACCGAAGACTTTATCTACGTGTTTAATTGTATCTGTTATCCTTGAATTTGGCAAATCTTTATTTACGGTTTCATTTAATCTGTCAAGATTTATAAAACTTTCAGAGGAATAAACAGGCATACAAAGATATTCCTGGCTAAATAAATTAAGCCCTCTTTCTTCTTGTCTAAGCTTTAACTCTTTATAGTTTAAATGCTCCGGCCATAAAGCTATCTTTTGTTTATCAGAAACGATAGCAGGTTGGAACTTTGTATTGAAACGTTTGGTCACTTTCTTATCAAAGAAGAAATCGGTTGTTGTCTGAGGTGTTCCACAACAATGTAGTCCGCCACCCTTTTTAGGCATATCCATTATGTTACTAACAAAAATCTTATTAATCTTATAGATATTTGTTAATAGCATTTTATTCTCTGGGTCTTGAAACGGATCATCTATGTATACTAAGTCACAATGAATACCACGTTTAAAGGCTAATAGGCCATGAGGTTCTAATGTTATATAATGTATTCCATCCCATGTATATTTACAAGTGCTTTCAGAAATTTCCTTTAAGTCAGTTAAGTCGTCAAAGTATGGATTATTCCTTATCATTTCTTTTATCTTTTGAATATGATAAGAGGACATCCCAGACTGATAACTAAAATAGTGCCCTTCAATGTTTTGTGGAATATATCTTGCCTTCCATATCTGCCACATAAAATGAGCATATAGACTGGTAGATTTAAAATGATCCCTAGGGGCTATCCTTACCGATCTTGTACTCTCCTGTAAAAAATCACATACACTATCAATGTATTTACCATCTATAAATTTATCAAAACTCTTGCTAAATATTTCATTAACAAAAAAGCTAAAACTAAATCTAGCCTTATTTTTTATCAGTCGCTCCGTTATTATCCTCAGCGATTGCTTTTTCTCTATCTTCAATTTCTGCAATTTCATCGAGAACTCTGACTGCTTCTTCTTCAATGTCGGCGACTTCTTCTGGCTTTTCTCTTTTGTCATTTACATTTGAATCAATTGTTTGTTTAGGCATTCCATCAACTCTATTTATAATGTCTTTCATCGCTTGTATATCTCCACCCTTTATGGCTTTAGCAAATAAGGCGTCTACTAAGTATTCTAAATAAGGTCTTTTCTTATCCTTTGGTATTTCTTGTAGTTTGCGCTTAATAGCGTCTACAACTGAAACAGAACCTTTTGGACGGCCACCTCCAGGGTTACCTTCTTTAAATAATCCACCTGGTTTTTCTTGGTATTCGGATTTTTTCGGTTTATTTTCGGGCTTTTCTTCTTCATTCATATATTTATAACTTATTTTCTTTTATTTCATTCCACTTTTTATTATCATTTAATCTAATAGCTTCATTTCCAGTATATTCTTGCCACCTATCCAAAATTACTGAAATATATCGTGGATCAAGTTCCATTCCGTAACATATTCTATTTGTTTTTTCACAAGCTATTAGAGTACTTCCGCTCCCTAGGAACAAATCTAATACTATGTCATCTTCCTTGCTAGCATGTTTAATTGGTTTTTCTAATAATTCAATCGGCTTAACGGTAGCGTGCATTTTATTCCTTCCCATTTCTCTTTGTAGTCTCCAAATATCTTGATAGTCTAGCCCATAACGATTTTTAATTTCTGGCTTACCTCTTTTACCTACTACACATAATTCATAAGTAGATTTATAGTCGCTTCCTAAGCCATGAACCTTTTTGTCCCATACAATAACATTCTTAACATCCATTACTTTTTCCATTGCCGATTTTATATCTTGTACCTTACGCCAGTCTATAAATACATAATAAGCACACTCTCCCTTTGTTACTGCTATGTAATTATTTAAAAAGTCGCTTATAAATTCTGGCCAATTTTCTATTTTATCATCAAACATGTGAGGAAGCCTGGCTTTCTCTTTCTTTTTTGTCCAATCATAATCGAATGTATTTCCTTTTCCTTGCATCCCTGTATTATACGGAGGATCTGTAACTACTAAATCTGCTTTCTTCAGAGCCATTAAATTCTCTACATCTTCAATCTTAGTGCTATCGCCACACATTATCTTATGATTTCCTAATTGATAAATATCCCCTAACTTACTACTTGGTTCATCTGGTACATTAGGAACTTCATCATCTTTTTCGTCTTCTTCAATAATTAAATCATTATCAAACCCGGTTAAATCAAGTAAGTCTTCATCTAGTTCTTTTAAATCTTCTATTACTAAATCAAGATTCCAGTCACTCTCATTTAACTTATTATCGGCTAATCTCAATGATTTAACTTCTTTATCTGTTAGATTTTCAACACTTATAATAGGGACTTCTTTAAGTCCTAATATCTTTGCCGCCTCTAATCTACAATGACCAATAACAATTTCATTGTTTTTGTCTATAACAATCGGTTGAACAAATCCAAATCTTTTAATACTATCTGCTACACTTTTGACTTGCTTAGTATTATGTTTCTTGGCATTACGATTATATGGTATCAACTTATCTATTTTAATAGTATCCATAATTTCTTTTTTTATTTATTATCTCCGATATAACAGCTGGAGTTACTTGATATTCTTCTGCTAAAATATTCCCAATACCATGTTTACCTTTTTTATATTTTTGACGAATTTCTTGAACTTTCTCACCAATTAATTTTTTCTCTTCTACGGTTGTTGTCTTAATTTCAATACCATTGATTGTGTTAGTTTTTTTCATATACTATTTTTTAATAATAAATTGTTAATAACCATCTTAACCACCCAACCCAAATTGTTCTACCTTCTTCTGGGATATTAGAATAACCAATTAATGGAGTTATATATAATCCCCATTTATCTTTACTAAAATTTACTTTTTTTACTTTCATAGTTTTATTATTTATTTCATATGCTTGGATTAAATCTACATTGTACCCATTCGCCATCTATTTTAATCTGCAAATATTTCTCTAAATCCTTTCCAAGATATGTAGGATGCGCTACTCCATTTAATGTTAATACTCGCCTTAAAAATGAAGTAAGGTGCTGATCTTTTTGATAAAACCATTTTTCTTTTACTCTAGCTCTAAATTCTAGATTAATTATTTTCATATTTTTTTCTTCTATTTTTATATATCTTTTTTAATTCGCAAGTAAATTGATCGGCTAGATGAAATTTCTTTTCCTTCCGGCATTTCTTAATAGCTAGTTTAAGTTTTTGTACTCGGGTCATATTTTTTTCTTATCGCTGGTTTTTTCTCGCCTTTTTTAAACTTATAGCCTTTAAAGCTTTTATATCTACATGGGTTACTACAATGATGCCTCCTCCAAGCTTGGCTGGGCTTACAGTCAAAGTCCTTACCGCATATTTCACATTGCTTAATCATTTATTTTGTGTCCACAATTAGAACAATAACTTGGTTGATATTCATTTTTTTCCGTTAACTCTTCTTCTGGTGTAGGTTCTTGTTTAAATCCACAGCTCATTCTTCTTTTAAATGACATTTCCCGCTCCTCTTCCTCTGTAGGTTCTTCTTTGGATAATTCCTTTATAACATCGCCAAAGCTTTCCTTTACATAGTCTGAGGCTTTTTTATCTAAGCCCTCTTCCCCTAAATACTCTTGAGCTGAGATAATAGGCTTGCCTTCGCGTTCTTCATAAAATGATCTGTACCAAGACGAAAGCACATTTTTCCCATTATATCCGATCGCTATAACTGTCTCTTCTTTAAGATCACACCACTCATTAAACTCAGTAGGCACTCCTCCGCCTTGACTACAATGCCACCTAACCTCAGGATAATCTCTCTCTATCTTCTCTAAAACAGCTTTACATTCATCTGGGGTTTCAACGTGTATGTATTTATTCATATTATTTAGAGTAATAATTAACTTCCTTATTCTTCCAAAGCTTCTTTAGTAATAATCTTATAATTAATCTGTTAAAATAAGAATATTCATTTTTCTTTAATTGTCTTCTTAATACTCTTTTAACTTTTTGCTTGACTTCTGCCTCACAATTAAGTCTAATATATTCTATTCTATTATTAATATATGCCTCTTTTTGTACTTCTTTAGCTTCTATTTTAACTAATTTTTCGTATGCTAAATAGCCGTCTTTTATAGTTTCTTCAATGTTTTCAAGATAATTCGTCATATTTTTTTATGTATATTTTTATCGCTTGTAGTCTTAGGAATACTAGAGCCATATCTTCTTGTAGTTATGCCCCCATCAATTTTAAATGTTTTTTCTTTCGGATTAATCCAATCTAATACTAGCTTAGTTATTTTGTGTTGTTCTTTAAGCTTTAATCCGGAATAATAAGGCAAGCTAACAATTTCCTTATATAAGTCTCTTGTTTTAGGTAAGTATTCCTTAGCATTATATTCCTTGTAGGCAGGTTGTAGGAAAATCGGTTTAAAGTGAATTGAACACTCAACGCCATTAGCCTTCATATAATTTATAAAGTCGTCTCTATTTTTAACTTTTATAATATATAAGTGTTGGCTTGATCCTGATGCCTTTAGTTTACCAAATTTTTCGTCATAATGCAACTTTATTTTTTCTATTTTTCGTTTAATCTTAGCTAAATTTCTAAGCTGCTCAAGGGCTAAAACTGCTTGAATTTCAGTCATGTTCATCTTCCAACCTGGAAATTTTACACTATAGTCATAATCATATCCTTCTCTTGACATTCCATGTAGTCTAGCCTTTTTTACCCATTCAGCAAATTCAACATTATTAGTACAAATCATTCCACCTTCTGCTGAAGATATTAATTTAGTAGGATAAAATGAATAACAAACAGATAGAGTATTTTTAAAATGTGTTGATATTTCATCTACTGGCTTAATTTCATGGGCTGAATCAATTATATTGCCTTTTTTAGTTTTAATTGGATAAGCATGGCCGGCGTAATACTTATCTTCAAATTTAAGATCAATGCCTGAATTTAAAATAGTATTAGCGACAGAAACAAAAGTCATGCCAGGAATAGTAGCCTCTTCTGGTTTTAAATAAGCTAACGATAAATGAATAGCGCTTGTACAACTATTAACCGCAACCGCATATTTATAGCCAGTATATTCAGCAAACTCCTTTTCTAGTTGCTCAACATTTTCTCCTTGACTTAAAATACCGCTATATAGAACTTCCTTTAATAGTTTTAATTCTTTTTTATTCTTCTCTCGTCTGTAAAATGGTATTTTTTTCATAAAATTCTATTAATAATAATTTGTACCTCTTTACTTTTCTATACTTATTATAATGGGACTTGCATAATAAAACATTTTGATCGGATATTTTTATAGTTCTATATCCAGTCATTGTTCCACACCAATGACATACAGGCCTCATTATTTTTGGCATAATCCCTCCAATTAATTATTAAACTTTATTTTTCCAATATTCTAATTGATCTGCTAACATTTTCTCAAAGCTTATCTCTGGTTTCCATCCCGTTACTTTTTGAAATTTAGTACAATCTGCTAATAATAAAGGCACATCAGATGGTCGCATTAAGTCAGGATTTTGATTAACCTTTAAGCCTTCTATATTTGAAGCACCAACTAAAGCCTCAAGAACTTCTGAAATTTTATGAGCCTCACCTGATCCAATATTATAAGCTTCTCCATGTTCACATTTATTAACTGCTAACCAATAGGCGCGCACCATATCTCTAACATCTGTAAAATCTCTTTCAGCTTCTAAATTGCCAACTTCAATAACTGCTGGCTTATTGTTAATTTCAATGTCTGCTATTTGTGAGGCAAAGGCAGAAGTAACAAATTCTTTTCCACGACCTGGGCCTTCATGATTAAACGCCCTAGTAATAACAGTTTTTAATCCATAACTCTTATAGTACTGATAAGCCATTTTATCTTGCGCTATCTTAGATACTCCGTATGGCGACAAAGGCTTTAAATCATTAGTTTCTTTCATCGGACATTCATCAGGTGTTACCATACCATATTCTTCTGATGATCCTGCTATTTGAATTACTGGATCAAGTTCTAATTTTTTTACTGCTTCAAAAATATTAAGTTGGCTTACGATATTATTAGTTAATGTATGTTCAGGAGTTTCCCATGATACTTTTACAAAACTTTGAGCAGCTAAATGAAAGATGATGTCTGGTTTAAAGTCTTTTAGTATTTGCCAAACACGATTATAACTTGTTAAGTCGCCTTCATATAATTTTATCTTATCCTCCGTTCCAAATTCTTTTAAGCGTTGCAAAGAATCAACTCCATGCCGTCTATATATTCCAGCAATTTCACAATCCTTTTGTTCTTTTAAGATGTAATTTATTAAATGCGAAGAAACAAAGCCCCCCACACCAGTTATTAAGATTTTTTTCATATTTTTTTTAATTAATACTCATATTTTGTTTAAACCATTGAATATAACTTGCTAAGTGTTTTTCAAAATTAGTAGAAGGATTAAATCCATATTTCTTAGCTTTAGTAATATCAGCACATAACATTTGTACTTCTCCTGGTCTAGCCGGACCATGAATAATCTTGCCTTTAGATTCTGTTATCTTAATAATCATTTCAGCTATCTCATTAATTGAGATTGTTTTGCCACTTCCTACATTTATCACATCAATATCATTCTCAAAGCACATCTGATACCCCTCTAGGGCGTCTGAAATCCACATGTAGTCCCTTTTTTGCTCTCCTGTGCCATATATGGTCAAGTTTTTGTTTTGAAGCGCAGCATAGGTGAATTTTGCTATTACTCCTCCGTAGCTTTCCATGTTTTGATATGGCCCAAAAGTATTAAAGTTCCGCAATATAGTTACGTCTAATCCATAAGTATCTCTATAGGCCTTACAAAGTCTGTCGCCGGCAACTTTTGAAGCACCATAAACTGATTGCGCGTCTAACGGATGATCTTCGTTCATTTTTTCTGATTTTCCACTTCCATAAACCTCGCTAGTAGAAGCAAATACTATTTTCTTTTTATATTTCCTGCAAGCTTCTAAAATATTTGTAGTACCGCCTACATTAATATCAATGGTTTCGTGTGGGTCTTCATTAGAACGATCAACATGGATTTGTGCCGCACCATGGCAGACTACATCAGCCCATTCAACATAGGGTTCAATCATTTTATAGTATCTAATATCTTTATTGTCCACCTTTTTTCTTATTGGGTTTCTTGAGGCATGCCAAAAATTATCGATACCTTTGACTTCGTTCCCTTCTTTTAATAATTTTTCCATTAGGTGGCCGCCAATAAATCCAGCCGCACCTGTAAGTGCTACACGCATATAATTATTTTTTATAACATAACCAATCAGCCTCTTTTGTTTCTTGATAATAGTTATGTTTTTCTACTCTTAATAATTGTTTAATATCATGATCAAAATTCTTTGTGCTTGGTGTCCACATATGACC